GCGCTCGATGTCTTCTATGGCGTCGTAGACGACCTGAAGATACAGGCGGCTGATGGACGGCTGACCCTCACTGATCTTGAGGGTTATCGTTCCCGGATTGTTCGTGAGACGTATTCAAAGCTTGCTGAGATGAAGAAATCTGGGGACGAACTCCGAAATAATCCAAAACAGTCGTGCCGTCCGCCGCGGCTCCAAGCACAAGAGCGCCGGCAGCAAGACACGGGCAAACCTTTGTTCTCAAGAATTCAACCAGCTTTCCCTGCGAGTCGGCGTCTTTGGAAACGGTGGCGGCGATATTGAGCGAGGTCTGCAATCTGGTGAACGCGCTGTCAAGCTTGAAATCGCCGGTCAGGTCGTACTCGTCCAACGCTATTCGAACTTCGCGTGCAAGGCGGGCGATGTATTCCTTGAGCCCTTGCGGGAGTGTGATGTCGTTCAGCAACGATGGCAGCTCATCGATCATCGAACGGATATCGTCGCGGCGTTCACGTGGATATTGTTCGGGTCCCTGGTCCAGCAGTCGTTCCGCCGTGCGCAGCGCCATCCGGTCCTGAATGCTCAGGGAAACGTTCGACCTGTGCATTTCGCGGCTTTTCCCGCCACGCTCGTACGCGGCCCAGATATCAAGCCAGATTGATTCAAGGCAGGTCGAGGCCAGTTGCGCGTCCTCGTTGCCGGCTTCAGCCATAACGCGAATCGTCTGTTCCACGACAGACATGGCTCCAGACACGTCTGCGATGGAGAACGTCACGTTCTGCTCTTCGTTGGCTGTGAGCAGGAAATTCTTCACAAACTTTGCGGCGTTCATCGCCCCTCACTTCGAAAGGAAACAAAATGACCAGTGAGATTCAATCCTACAACTTCAACGGCGCCTCGTTGCGTACCCTGACCGATGGGGCGGGGGAGCCTTGGTTCGTCGCCAAGGACGCATGCGACATCCTCGGCATGAGCAATCCATCGATGGCGGTTACCGCTCTTGATAAAGATGAAGTCGCTCAGATTGACCCTAAGGATTACTTAGGGTCAGAAAATCGAAGCAATCAAGCGGTCAACATCGTCTCCGAGCCTGGCCTGTACAAGCTCATCATGCGTTCGCGGAAGCCGGAGGCGAAGGAGTTCCAGCGTTGGGTGACGCATGAGGTGCTTCCGCAGATCCGCAAAACCGGCGGCTACATCCCGACGTCCGAGTCGGATTCTGATGAGGACATCATGGCCAGGGCCGTGCTCGTCGCGCAGAAGACCATCAAACAAAAGAACCAGCAGATCGCCGAACAGCAGACGCGCATCGTGGAACTGGAGCCGAAAGCGCGGTTCGCGGATGCCGTGGCCGCGTCCGACGACACGTGCCTGATCGGCGAGCTCGCGAAGATGCTCCTGCAGAACGGCATACCCGTCGGCCAGAATAGACTGTTCCGTCTTCTTCGGGCTGAAGGGTATCTCGGCAAGTCCGGTTCGAATCGCAACATGCCGACACAGCGTGCGATGGAACTCGGCCTGTTCCGCATCAAGGAGACCACCGTCACCCATGCGGACGGGCACACCACGGTCAGCCGTACGCCGAAGGTCACGGGCAAGGGGCAGCGCTATTTCATCGACCGGTACCGGGGTCGTACGCAGCCGTCGTTGGAAGCGGGTGCGTGATGGACAAGAACATGCAAAGGGCAATGCTCTCCGCGTTCGATGATTTGAGGAACCGTCTCATCACCGCGACGCAGCCGAAGACAAGCGTCGACCTCATTGATTCGACCTTCGCCATGTCGTCGATCGGCGGCAGAGGCCTCGAGCAGTTGAGGGAGGCCGCCGCTGCCGCCGCCGTGCTTGGACAGATGGAAGCCGTCTGCCGTTTCCTTCTAGAGATCCTTTATCCTGCCGGAGTCGGTGAAGGCGTTGACGATCTGCTGGCTGCCGAATCCGATGAAATAGACAGCCTTCGCGAGTTCCCGAATCTCGGGATTCTGCGAGGTCTCCTTGATTCGCGCGGCGATGCTGGTTCCGCAGGCGATGTTTCCTCTCGCCTCTTCGAGTGCCTGTCGCTGTGTGAGCATGATTCTTCTCCTAACTGTTCGGCCCGCACGTCGGAAATGCGGGATGACACCGATTTTAGGAGAGGGCCGGGCGGTCCTCCTAACGCCGCCCGGCATCACACACGCAAAGGAGGCGCGTGATGGTCTTGCAGAACGAGCTCAAGGATGCGAGCCGTATCCCGTTGAAGGACAGGCTCGCATGGACCATCCCGCAGGCCGCGAGCCTGTACGGGATCGACTACGACGGTCTGCGGCAGGCTGTCAACCAGGGCGACATAGACACGTTCCGCCCGCCAAGCAAACGAGGAACGCCTTCCCGCCGTCACATCAGACGCGAGGAAATGGACCGATACGTCAAATCGTTGGAGGAGTAAGCATGAACGACATTCGCAAGGCGTGCGTGAGGGCCGTGTTCGACGAATTCGACGACCATGGCGACGTTATCAGACCGGCTGTCGGCGAGGAATGGGACGGGGTCGACGCATACCGTCCGCTCGGCCACATCGTCGGCTACATCGACCTCGACGTGGCCGGCCTCGTGGACCTCATCATCGACACGATCAACAAGGAGCTGTGACATGACCGAGTCCAGCGATTTCAGGATCCGCAACAGGCAGATCGAGAAGGAATACCACCACAGGCGGCTCGTGCTGCTGTGCGCGTGCTCCCTGGTCGTGGGCGTCGGACTGGCGCTGGCGCTCACGTGGAGGCCGGAGTGGAGCGAATGGCTGAAACTGGCCGTGATCGTGCTGCTCCCATTGGCCGCCGGCGTCGCGGGAGGCATGCTCGCCGGCGACCTGTAGGGGCTTCCGACAAGGCGGCGACGGGGCAGGTCGCCGACACCGAAATCAAGCATGGCCATGCGCGGGGATTCCTTCTTCTGCCTGACTCACACCCCGCGTATGGCCGCCCGCCGTGAATGGTCCAGCCGTCCGCGTTCAGGTCGCGGAACGGCAGTCTGGTTCGAATCCGGGCCACGGCACGAAAACGCAACAGAATCCGAAAGGAAGTGGATCGATGGCCAATTACAGCTATGAGACGCTGCAGCGGATGAGCTCCTACCCATGGGAGGGGCTCAAGCCCGGCCAGCGCAAGTCCGTACGCAGCTGGAACAGGAAGGAGGGCGTGTCCGAACCGGACATGCTCGAGGCGGAACGCCTGCTGGAGACGAATCCGAACATGAGCATGGACGAGGCGTTGGGAAAGGTCACGAGCCCGGCATACAAGGCCGCCAGCGCGGACACGAAGGAACGCATCGCCGAACTCCGCAAGGCAGCGACGCCGGAATCTGAACCCGCCAAGCCGGCCAAGCAGGCCAAGCCGGAAACGAAGCCGAAGCGGGACGTGGCGGAACTGGTCGGCGAGGCGTTGAACCCGAAGCCCGCGGACGGTGTGACGGGGCCGGATTGGCAGTGGCTCGACCAACTGCCGGTCGACCATGCGCCCGTGTCCTCGCAGGGCGTCTACATTGCGCTGGCTACGGCGATGCGCGTCAATCCCGGCATGTGGACGAGGATGCGCGCATACGTGCGCTCCGACCGGAAGCGTGGCCGTCAGGCGGCGCGTGCGTTGGCGAACCGCGTGAACTCCGGAGATATCCCGTCGATGCGTCCGAAGGGCTCCTTCGAGGGCGCGTACCGCACCTTGGAGGATGGCTCCTCGGTCTGCTTCGCACGCTACGTGGGAGAGGAGTGACATGGCAGGCGAGACCGTCATCATCACGATCGTCGGCAATCTGACCGCCGATCCGGAGATCCGCACGACTTCCACGGGCGCGCAGGTCGCGTCGTTCACGATCGCCAGCACGCCGAGGGTGTTCGACCGCCAGTCGAACCAGTACGTGGACGGGCAGGCCCTGTTCATGCGCTGCAGCGCGTGGCGCGATCTGGCCGAGCATTGCGCCCGCTCCCTCGCGAAGGGCATGCGCGTGATCGCCCAGGGAAGGCTCACGCAACGCTCCTACGAGGCCAAGGACGGCACGAACCGCACGGTCGTGGAACTGCAGGTGGATGAGATCGGCCCTTCCTTGCGGTATGCGACGGCGCAGGTGTCCAAGGCGCAGCGGGGCACGGCGGGCGCGTACGGCAATCCACACGCCGCGCCGCCGTCGACGGACGCGCGGGCGCAGGCTTCCGCATACCAGGGCGGCGCTTCCGTGCCGCAGGCTCCGGCGGACGATCCGTGGGGGCAGCCGCGGGATTCCGGCTCGTTTGGCTCGTTCGGCGCTCAGGAACCAGAGGAACCGAGCTTCTGATGCTGACTGGGAGGCAATTCGAAATCCTGCGGTGGATGTCCGACGGGAAAGATCATGTTCCCGCCGACCTGCGCGAGATGAACGTGTGCAGGAGGCTTGAATCCCGCGGACTCCTGGAGGAAGGCGCACCCAGGCGGGACTGGCGGCGTGCCTACGTGATCACCAAGGCCGGCAAGGAGGCCGTAAGAAGACATTCAGGGAAAGGAAAGGAATCATGAGCATCCAAGCGTTGACATGGGTTATCTACGGTGTAGCGCCGGACATCAAGCACGCGGATTTCCGCACGCTTCTTGTGCTGGCCGACCATGCCGACCCTCAAGGCATGGGAGCGTATCCGAGCAGGAGCACGATCAGTCGGTTGACCGGATACAGCATGCGTACGGTCTCCTACGCGTTGAAGAGTCTCGAATCCTCCGGACTGATCAGCAGGGGAGACCAGCGCATCGTGTCCGGCCTCGGCGGATACAAGCCGACCGTCTGGAACCTCAACATGAGCAGGGGTGCAAAAACTGCACCTCTCAAAAACGCCGAAACACCAGTGCAACACGACTGCACACCAGCAGTGCAAACAGACTGCACACCAGCAGTGCAAGCAGGGGTGCAAAAAACACGGACAGGTGTGCAAACAGGGGTGCAACATGATTGCACAAGAACCATATCTAAGGAAGAACCGTATATAGAACCTAGAGAGAGTAACGCGCGCGCGAGAAAACAAATCCCAATACCAGCCGACTGGAAACCCACCGAAGAACACCAGGCGCTCGCCGACAGGCTCGGCATCGACTGCGACGTCGAAGCGGGGAAGTTCAAGGACAGGGCACTCGACACCGGCGCCCGCTCGGCAGACTGGAACGCGAAATTTCGCAACTGGCTCGTCAAAGGCAAGGAACGTGGATTCGCCACCCCAAAGGATTCCGGCGCTCGCCGGTATACGTGGGGCAGCGAAGAGGTGAAACGGGTTCTCGGCCCGCTCTCCTGCGAGGGCACGGACACGTACATGGAGCTCGCGTGCAAGGTCGCGGACCTGCTCAACCAGGGATTGGACCCGGACATGCTGCGCCGTCAGCTCGCGAACGTGCCCGACGACGCGTGGATCGAACAATTGTTCGGACAGGAGGCGGCGGCATGAACGCCATGACCATCGCACACATGGCCGGCATCCTCACCTCGGCCATCCAAGCCGCCGACCGATTGGAACTCGACGCGCTCAAAGGCCCGGCGCTCGCCGATATGGATCTTGACCGCATCCGCGATATCAAACGCGACTGCTCGACCTGCATCAACCTGCTCGACCAGCTCGGAAGGGAGCGACGATGAGCGACCGGCAATTCCAGGGATCGAAACGCATCGCCTTGCAACGTCAGGGTTGGCATTGCATGCGTTGCGGACGCAACCTGCACGACCCGAGTGTCTGGCCGGGCAGGAGCGGCCATCACCGGCAGTTGCGCCGTCGGGCCGACCCGACCGTGCGTGACCTGCCGTGCAACATCGTGGAACTGTGCGGTTCCGGCACGACCGGCTGTCATGGTTGGGCGCACGCGCATCTGGCCGAGGCGGAACGGTTCGGCTACATCATCCCGAGTTGGCGTGCTCCGCTCAGCGTGCCGATACGCGACTGGAACGGCGACTGGTGGTGGCTGCTGGATGACGGCACGGCGCAACGGCTCACGCAAATCGAAATCATCGAATGGCAAAGCACTTGGAAGGAAGAATCATGAGGAAACAGGACAAAGACCGGAATGGGAAGCCGGAGGCGCTGCTCTGGCTCGACTTCGAAACGACCGGCACGGACAGGAATGACAGCCTGCCTTTGGAGGTCGGCATGGAATGTACCGACGTGCTGGGCGAACATTCGTATGGATCCCTGCACCGCATCATCAGACCGTACGATCTCGACCTGTTGGACATGAGCCCGATAGCGTTCTCCATGCACACGGACAATGGTCTCCTGTTCGAACTGCTGAACGGTTCCGACAGGAACGACTGCGTGGAAGCGGTCGCGAACGCCGTGGAGGAGTATCTCGACTCCCTCTCGCAACGCTTCACGCTGGTTCCGGCCGGAACGAACGTGGACTTCGACATCGACTTCCTGAAACGTCTCGACATGGCCCCGGACAGGTGGCTGTCCTACCGCAAGTTCGACCTGACCACGCTCCGCCGGTATTTGAGGTTCATCGACTGTCCCGAGGATCCGTACGAGGGGCATCGTGGCCCGCACAGGGTGCGCGACTGCATCCGACGCGACATCAACGACTACAAGTGGTACCGCAAGCTCCTGAAGGGAGCATGGTGATGACAGCGGTCTCCATGATGCTCCTGTGCGCGGCCGTCCTGGTCGCTTGGATCGGAGGCCGGCCATGACGGTCCAGACGCATATGGCGTGGCAGTACCGGAATCCCGCCGACCTGATCGGCCGTCGATGCATCGCGCTCACCGGTATGGATGTCACGTTGGACGGCCCATTGGATCTGATCCGGTTGAGTCCGGTCCACGCGGTCCTGAAATACCGGGGCATCGGCCTGCACGTCATCGACTGCGACCTACGCCACCACACGAACAAAACCTCGGACGGCATCCGCGCCGTCGTCATCACGGAAGGCAAACCATGAAAAACACCACATCGCATGCCAGGAAATGGCATAGGACCAGTCCATGCCCATACTGCGGCACGAGGAAACCCGGCATCGAACCCTACGCCCGGATCATCGGAACCACGGCGCATTACGTATGGATAGCCAAATGCCGCGGATGTCCGAACGCCGTCTGGATCACCACCCCGGACGACAGCATCAAAACCGCGATCCGCGGATGGAACAGATACGCCAACGGCGAATGGCGCAAACACTAGGAGGAAACAAAATGAGAAAAACAACACGCATCACACTCGCCATCACCGTCATATGCATGGCGCTCGCAGGATGCGGAAGCGCGTCGGGGCCTTCCACGCCGGCGCATGCGGTCATGTCCATCGAATCGCAGTGCTCCGCCTGGGACGACGAATTCCGTGAATGCGTCGTCACCCTGACCGACACGAGGAAAGTGGACTGCGTCGTCTACTCGGGCTACAAGCAGGGCGGCCTGTCATGCGACTGGTACCACGTGAGCGGCGTGGGCAAGGAGCTGGCAAGATGAGCTACAACGTCGTCACCCAGGAAGGCGTCAGAACGTTCGAGAACATCGACGATGCTGGCGACTACGCGCAGGCCATGTCCCTGAGGACTGGCGAGCCGGTCAAGGTGTTCAATGCCGAGACCGGACTCGTCGCATTCACCGTCCGCCCAACCACGAAGGACACGAAATGAGCAATCGAAGTTATTTGGTGCCAAGGACGCCAGCGTTCGACCATGAGCATCCCAGACCGAAGGAGGAAGGCGAGGTGCTGTACTGCGGAAATTGCCAAAAATGGTACGTATCATGGTTTCCCCTCACCGAAGTCAAAACCATATGGGGCCGCCGCCCCGAATGGTGGATACGCATCTTCCACCGCAAACCATACGAGACGATCATCCAGCAAATACGAAGGGAAACGAAATGAAAGTGAAGAAAACCCTCATGGACATGATCATCAAATGGCATCAGGCCGGATACAGCCTCGATGAGATCTCGCCACTGGTTCCTCAAGTCCCCAAAGAGGAAATCAAAGCGATAATCCAACAACACCACGAATAACAAAAACCCGACCTTCCGGCCGGGCTCCTGACACCACCAGAAGACTACCACGCCGGAGGGAATCGAACAAATGAACGAACAAACCAACGAATCCCAACCAACACCAAACCAGACACAACCAGCACAAACCAACCAAAACAAGCCAGCGCTCGCCGGCGTGTGCCTCGTCTGCGGCGGAGAATGCGCTGTCGGCGACACCATGTGCGCGCAATGCGACGGGCTGATGCGCGACTGGCTGCGGGAATATCCATCATGGTTGGATTCGCTGCATGAGTTCCTGGACTCGACCGCGCACTACGGAGGCCGCCAGTCTGGACGCGTCAACCTTCCAGCCGCGCCGACGCCAATCCGATTGCCGGTGCTCGACCACATGCAGTCCATCGAGGATGCCGCGATCGCACTCTGGCGCCGGTTGTACGCTCCGCCCGCCATGCCGTGGGCGACCTATGGCGTGCATCCGCCGCTGGTGGACATGCTGCGTGTCTGCGCCGGCAGTCCTCGACTGCGCCGCATGCCTGACATCGCCGACTTCTACCATGAGTGGGAGTCGATGGTTCGAAAGACGCTGGACATCATCGACGTGCCGCCTGCGAAACATGGCATCGGAAGATGCCCGAACCCGCTGTGCGGAGTCGAATTGACAGCGTCGGTCGGCGCGGTAAGCGTTGCATGCCCCGTGTGCGGCAGCACTTACCTTGTGGCGGATGTGCGGTTGGGGTTCCTGAGGGAATGCGTTCGGTCGGGACGCGCGTTCACGGCGGGGGAGTGCGCGGAACTGCTGCGCGAATGCGGATTCCAGTGCAACGCGAACACGATTCGCTCATGGCGCAAGCGCGGCAGGCTCCAACCGGTTGGTGAAAACGTGAAGGGGCAGCCGTTGTACAGGCTTTCCGACGTGCATGGACAGGTCGTGCGACGCGACTCGATTTGACAAAATCGAAAGTGCAACGCAAAATTGTCAGTGGATTAGAGGGTTCAAACCGAGGTGAATTGGTTTGGACCCTTTTCATATCCGCCATGGATTCTCCTAACTCCTTGGGCTACGTAACACCGTCCTGTCCGAACGGCATATCGGACACGCCCCGCCCACTCACGTCAGAGTGGGCATACACTAACAGCGGCAGGCAGGCCAATCCCGCGCTTATGTGATGCGGTGATGCTCAAACCGCCTGTCCATGCCTTCGTAGGAATCAGTGGCAGATCGCACCGGTCGCAGATCTTCGGATCCTCTTCCTTGCGGCCGCGTGTATGCGCGGGTTCGACTCCCGCCGAAGGCGCTCCATGAATAACCTCGGGAGGGGATATTCGCAGATGACGGGATCCCTGGTCGACATGTGGTTGGCCATGCTAGGACTTCATACGAAGGAATGACCATGGGCAAGCGACGCAACGAGCGGGTCAGCAACGGATACCGGCGGCGCATGCTCAGGCAAAGAGTGTTGGCCGCATACGATGTGTGCGCCATCTGCGGTAAGCCGGTCGACAAGACATTGAAGACACCACATCCGATGAGCGCCGAAGTAGACGAACTCATACCAGTCTCACGCGGCGGTGATCCATACAGCTTCACTAACTGCAGGCTCACGCACCGCATCTGCAACAGGTTCAAGAGCGACAAGACAGACGAACATGCACGAGCGCTGCTGGCCGGCAAGCAGACCATCAAATCAAGCTCGCTGCCATTCAGAACGTTCGGCATCTGACCCGATACCAGGGCAGGGTACCCTGCCATACACCCTTGGGGTAGCCTCGGGTGCAGTGCCGATATTTCCCCCGGAATTCAAACGTCGGAAACAGGGGAAACGACGAAAGGTCGGAAAGCGGAGGTGGACGCCATGAAGTGCGAACTCTGCGGCAAGGAATTCCGGCCTTCCGGCCACGGGCGGCCGCAACGGTACTGCTCCAAATCCTGCCGTCAGAAAGCCGATTATCGTCGGAAAAAGAACAGGCCCGCACAGGACTGGAACAGTAAGCCACCCGTCAAAGTCGTGGAAACGAAACAGAAGCCGGAGCAGGACCTCGACCAGCGGAGTTTCGAGAGAATGATGGACGGCAGCATGCTGGACATGCTGCGCGCCAACCGCGACCGACTGCAGAAGGCTATGGACGACACGTCCACACCGGCAAACGCACTACCCGCGATCAGCCGCCAGCTCATCGATGTATGCGAACGCATCGAATCACTCCAAGGCGGAGGTCTGACCGACCTGCTGGACGATGAGGAAGACGAGGTGACGGACGATGTCGGAGCGTCGATTGTCTGAAATCGCCAAGGTCCTCCGCCAGCCGGAAGGCATCGTCGGCAGCGAGTTCACGCGAATCAACAAAGCCGCGCGCAAGGCCGGCATCCGTTTCGACTTGTGGCAGCAGGGTTTCTTGTGGCTTCTGTTCGCCAAGAACACGGAAGGCAAGTACGCGTGTGGCGCGGACGGCGCCGTGCTGTCCAGCTGCAGGCAGATCGGCAAGACCTTCACCGTCGGCACCGCGTTGTTCCTCAAGGCGATACTCACGCCGAACCTGAAGGCCATCTGGACCGCCCACCACACGCGCACCAGCGACGAGACGTTCGCGGACATGTGCGAGATGGAACACAACCCGATGCTCGGCAGGTACGTGGAACGCATCCGCAGGGCGAACGGCCAGCAGGAGATCACGTTCACGTCCGGCAGCCGCATCATGTTCGGCGCCCGAGAGAACGGTTTCGGCCGAGGCCTGCACAGCGTGGACGTGGCCGTTTTCGACGAGGCGCAGATCCTCACCGTGCGCGCGATGGACAACATGATCCCCGTCCTGAACACGAGCCCGAACCCGTTGGTCGTGTACATGGGCAATCCACCCAAGCCAGGAGACCAGTGCGAGGCGTTCACGGAGAAGCGCATGCACGCGCTGAACCATGACGGGAACCTCCTCTACGTGGAGCTTGCCGCCGACAAGGACGCGGATCCGGACGACCGCGAACAGTGGGCTAAAGCGAATCCCAGCTATCCGAGACGTACCAGTGAACAGGCAATCATACGCATGCGCAACAACCTGTCCGACGATTCGTTCCGCCGTGAGGCGCTCGGCATCTGGGATGAGACTGTCACCGCATACGCCATCGACCCCGACCAGTGGAAGGCCGCGGCCGTCGATGACGTGCCCGAAGGCGGCACGGTGAGCTTCGGCCTCGACATGCCGCCCGACAGGAGCGTGCTGACCATCGGCGCCGCATTGCGGTACAAGGACGGAACGGCCGTCATCCAGATGGCGAACATCAAGGACGCGCGGCAGGCGGGAACCATGTGGGCCGTGGACTGGCTCGCCGAACGCTGGCACAAGACCGCAAGTGTGGTCATCGACGCGCAGTCGCCGGCCATGAGCCTGCTGCCCGACCTGAAGGCCGCACACGTGAAGGTCACCGTGACGAATATGCAGGAGATGGGCCGCGCATGCGGCCGATTCCTCGACATGCTCAAGGCCGGGACGCTCAAGCACCCGCGGGACGAATACCAGCCGCAGCTGGCCGCAGCAGTCAAGGGCGCTACCACGCGTCCATTGGGACAGTCCGGCGCGATCGCATGGAACAAGCTCGGCTCGGATATCGACATAACCCCGCTCGTATCCACCACATTGGCGCTCTACGGGGCGTTCACCACGAAACGGCATCCCGGAAGACGACAGGAGGTGATGGTCTGATGGTCTTCTACATGGCAGACGGCACCACGGTAAGCACGGCACCGAAATTCACCGGCAGCAGCTACCTAGACACCGCCAGCGGGAACGTCGGCACCATTCTTGGCGTCGACGACGAGGACATGACCATCATCCAAGAACTGCTGCGCGTATGGCGAGAGAAATACCCGCGTAACCTAATCCGCGGAGCCTACTACGACTGCAAGGAACGGTTCAAGGACTTCGGAATCTCCATACCCGACCAGATCAAAAACAAGGTCGAGGCAATGATCGGATGGCCCGAACTCGCCGTCCGATCATTGAGCGACCTGAGCGACCTGGAAGGATTCAGCATCTCCGGCGACGACACGATGGGCATCAACGACCTGTTCGAGGACAACCAGCTGGATGTCACCACGTCCGAACTGATCGTATCCTCATACAAGCACTCATGCAGCTTCCTGACCATCGCCGCAGACCCGGAGGATCCGGAACGAATCAGCATGATCCCCCGTTCCGCCGACTGGTCCGCGGGAATCTGGGACAGGCGCAACCACCGCCTGGCCGCCGCGCTGACCATCACCGAGGATGACAAGGACGGACGGATCTGCTCGTTCAACGTATGGCTCCCCGGCAAGGTCTACGAATGCTCAGGGCGCCCACTGCCATGGCGCGCGGAGAAAATCGAAACGAACTTCGACCAGCCGACGGTCGTCGCGCTCGCCTACGACAGGCAGATGGACCGCCCGTTCGGCCACAGCCGCATCAGCCGTTCGCTCATGAGCCTCGTGGACGCCGGATTCCGCACCATGGTCCGCATGGAGGCATCGGCCGAATTCTACTCCGTTCCCAAACTCTGGTTCATCGGCGCGAACAAGGACGCGTTCAGCAGCAACACGTGGAAGAGCCTCATCCAGGCGATCAACGCCATCAGCGCCGACGAGGACGGCAACCTGCCCCAACTACAGCAGGTGCAGCAGGCGTCCATGGCACCCCATTCGGACATGCTCAAGACCATGGCCATGCTCGTCGCCTCGCAGACCCGCGTGCCGGTCGACTACCTGGGCATCACACTGGACAATCCGACCAGTGCCGAGGCGATGGCATCAGCGGAACGACGCCTGACCCGCATCGCCGACAAGCAGAACGTGGCCTTCGGACGCGAACTCAAACGCGCCATGGGCATCGCCGTGGCACTGCGCGAAGGCACGAACTCGATACCCGACTCCATGCGCGACGTACACCCGGTATGGGCCCCCACGAAGGAGATCTCCGACGCGGCGCGCGCCGACGCGTTCACGAAGATCGCCGACAAGGTCACCGGCTACGCCGACTCCGACGTCGGACTCGAACGACTCGGCCTGAGCCGTGAGGAAATCACCCGCTTACGCGCCGACCAGCAACGCCAGCGCGCTAAGGAACAGATCGATCAGCTAAAGGCTCGCCTGGCATCGGCCGGCGGCGAGGAGGTTCAGGATGGAACTCAACAGCCTGAACATACCGGAGACGAACAGGAGAGATCTTCAACGGCTGCTTGACCAAGCCTATGCGGGATACGTCGCCGACCTTGATGCATTGGCAGACGAAGCGGCTGACGCTATCGAGGCGCAGTACCGCTCCAACCCGTTGTTCATGCGCGATGTGGTCGAGGACTACTCGAGACAGTCCGCGCAGCTGGCTGACGATTATTTCAGCCAGCTACGCGCTATATGGGCCGAGCAGTCAGGAGTGGATCTGCCGGAGTTCGAACACCCGGATTTGCTTGATCCAAGCGAAGTCCTCTACCGCATGAACGGCGGTTTCTCCGGAACTGACTGGAATGGTCTCAACTACTCCGACCTCGTCGCCGGACGCAGCAATGCCGGATTGAGCGTGGACAGTCTGTGGCCGGAGTTGAAGACCATCGATGACTGGCAGCAGCTCATTGGTGACATGGTCAGCACATCCGCCAGGCTTATGACCATGCGTGACATGCATGCCGACCCCACAAAACCAAAATGGGCGCGCGTGCCACGAGGCAGCGATCCATGCGCGTTCTGCGTCATGCTCGCCACCCGTGGCTTCGAATACCTCAGTGAAGAGACGGCCGACTTCGGCCCCACCTTCCACAATGGCCACTGTCACTGTGATGTCATCAGCAGCTGGGGAAGGCAGAAGCTCAAAGGCTTCGACCCCGACGGCATGAGTGAACGCTGGGAACAATGCAAGACGGCCATCGAGCATCGTCTTACCCACGACGAATACCTGAGAACCCGCAGTTCGCCGGACCAGAAGTTCGGCAACTGGAAACGCAACCAGATACTCGCCGAGATGCGCTGGCGCGACCGAGAATGGCTCCACAGCGGCGCAGAGCCACTGATCAGCTTCCCAAGTGATGGGATGCGTGAGGAAACCGAGAAGGCAAGACCGCAGGAGATACGAACGGCCCAGAGACTGCGCAGACATGGAATCGTCCCGGCCTTTCAGATCGACCATCGTGAAGCGAAGGATCCAGACACTGGGCGTATGCTCCTGATCGGCTTGTCTGATTTGGAAGGCGGCATCGAGCTCAAGACGCCTCAATCAGCAGACAAATTCCGCACTATCGACGGATATATGGGCAGCGCGTCAAAAAAGCCGGATTGCAGACGGCTGATCATCGACAATTCCGAAAACGACAACATGAGCGATGAGGAACTCATCGGAAACATCATGAAAAGTCATCGTTTCAAGAATGGGATCGTATACATCCTGAACAAAAAAGGACAGTTGCTGAGAATCAAGTAAGCGCCGCTGAAACTACCAAAAAGGGCGGTAACAAGGGCGCTTACATATCCATTCTATCACCTTTTGGTGGATTGCCGGAGCAGACGAACGGACCCGACTGTAAATCGGGCGCATTTTGCCACGCGGGTGCGAATCCCGCATCCACCACTCAACCGGCCCTCCGGCCGGCGGCGACCATGCGCCGCATCGCGTGGGAGGACCATACAGCGCACCGTGGCGCGGTCGAACTCGAATCCACGGGAAACAGCAAGAAGGAGCACGACATGTTCAACAGATTCCGATTCCCGGCCCGTATCCGTCTCATCGACGGCGGTTCCGGCGAAGGCGGTTCCGGTGAAGGCAACGAGCCCGAACCGAAATCGTTCACCCAGGAGCAGGTCGACCAGATCGTGGAGAAAAGGTTGGCCAAGGAGCGCGGCAAGTACAAGGACTACGACGAGCTCAAATCCAAGGCCATGAGACTCGACGAGATGGAGAACGCGGGCAAGAGCGAGCTCGACAAGCTTAAGGAATCGAACGCCGCGTTGCGCAAGCAGATCGACGATGCCGCTGCCGAGAAGCAGCACGCCGAATGGGTGTCCGAAGTCGCCAAAGACAAGGGCGTTCCTGCCGAACTGCTCCGCGGTGGAACCAAGGAGGAACTCGAAGCGCACGCGGACCTCCTGCAAGCGGCACTGCATCCGGCATCCAAGCCGCCGCAGGTGAGGAACCAGACAGGCTCTCCTTCGCACCAGAACAACAAGGACGCCGAAGAGCTCTCGTACATACATCAGCTCTTAGGTAGATAACGACTGAAAGGACAAGCCATCATGGCGATGAAAACAGACCAGATCAAGCTCCCCGTGAGCGTGGCCACCGAAATCGTGAACAAGGCCAAGGACACCAGCACCATTGCGTCGCTGAGCCCCAGCACGCCGCAGATCTTCTCCGACGCCGACTACCTCGTGTTCAACGGCAAGAGCGAAGCCGAGGTCGTGGCCGAAGGCGCGGTCAAGGGCAGCTACGAGCAGACCGTGGATTCCGTCGTGGCGAAGCGCTTCAAGGTGCAGACCACCACCCGCGTCACCAGCGAACTCCAGTGGGCGGACGAGGACAACCAGCTGCAGATCATCCGCAGCATCCAAGCGGATCAGGCAGCCGCTTTGGGTCGTGCGCTCGACTACGTGATCTACCATGCGATCAACCCGAAGACCGGCGCCGCGCTTTCCGGATTCAACCCGTTGAGCACGTCCGCCGTGCAGGTGACCGCCGGCGATGACGACATCAGCAACGTGGATGCCTTGGCCGACGCGCTGAACGACTCCTACGACATCAACGGCGTGGCATTGTCCAAGACTTGGGCGTCCCGTCTGCGCAAGCTGCGCGTGCCCTCCACCGGCATGCGCTTCTACCCGGAGATCCCGCTGAACCTGCAGGCCGGCAGCTTGGACGGCATCACCGCCGCGACCTCCGGCACCGTCAACGGACGACTGGCCTCGACCCCGACGAAGGTGCTCGCGTTCATGGGAGACTTCAGCCTCATCAAATGGGGCATGGTCCGCGACCTGACCAGCGAGATTATCGCCTACGGCGACCCGGACCAGACCGGCGTGGACCTGAAGGCGCACAACCAGATCGCATACCGTACCGAGGCGATGTACGCGTTCGCCGTCATCGACCCGAACGCGTTCGCCGTGCTCAAGACCAAGTGAGGTGAACTATGAGTTTTCCCATCCAGACGCTTGTTGTCAATCCTGTAGGAGAGGAAAAGCACACTGTCGGCCCGTTGGACGCGCAGGTGCGGCTTGTCAACACTGACGGCACCGCCTTCTCCGCCGGTTCCGGTGCCTACGAACTGCCGGAGGCCGGCAAGGACACCCTCGGCGGCATCAAGCAGTTCGCGCCCGAACAGACGATTGGCAACGTTGACGGCAACATCGTCAAGGCAGCCGCAGCTGCTCCGACCAAGGATGAATTCGACAAGCTCGTCACGGCTTTCAATACTTTGGCGAAACAGTTCGATGACACTATCACCGGCCTCGCGGCCTCCGGGGTGATCAAGCTGCCGGACAAGAAGTGACCATGACGGACGAACCGGACATGTTCGCCACCTCCGACGATCTCGAACGGAGGTGGCACAAGCTCACCGACGAGGAACGTGAGAAGGCCGACACGCATCTCGCGGACGTGACCGACTACATCAAGGAACGCTCGCCCATCTGGCGGCGGCTCCTCGACGAACGGCCGCGACTGTTGACGAAGATCACCTGCGACATCGTCCGCAGAATCATGCAGGCCGACCCGTACGACATTCCCGGCGGCATCACGCAGATGAACCAGACCACCGGCAGCTTCAGCGAACAATACAGTTTCGGAGCGCCCACCGGCGATCTCTGGCTGCGCGACGACGAGAAACGCATCCTTGGCATCAACGCTCAGCGCGCGTTCAGCGTCGACATGGCAACGGGGGAGACGTCCTAGTGGAAACCATCGAAGTGTGGCGCGGCCAGTCCACCACCGACACGGACGGCAACCCCATCCAGGGCAAACCCGCCCGCGTCGGCACGTTCCAGGCGATGGTCGCGCCAACCTCCACCACCGACCAGACCGAGGAGAACGCCAGCCCGCAGACCATCGAATACACGATCCACATCCGCGGTAGCCAGCCGACAGGCATCCAGCCAGCCGACCTGATCAAAGTCAGAGGCGTCCTGCTGCCCGTCAAAGGCACACCGCAAGTGTGGAACAACCTCCACGGACGGCACGTCGGCGACGTGCTCACCGTGGGCGAGCGGGAAGGATAAGCATGGCCAAACGATGCAGATTCGTATTCAACCGCAAGGCGTTCAGCCAACAGGTGCTGAAGAACGAGACCCTGCGGGACCGCATGCGCGACGCCGCCAACGAGGCCGTCACCGACAGCCGTTGCATGGTGCGCGACCATGACGGCAAGAACCGCAGTGGCGTGGCGATCATCTGCCCGGCACCGGTGGAGAAGGCGCACGGCACGTTGGAGGACACGCTCGGAAGGATGCGCGTATGAGCATCCCGGTCACTCCCCGGCGCACGGAACCCCTGCTCCTGCCCAAACTGAGGACACTGTTCCCGGACGTGACGTTCGACACCATCGAACGAAGCGACCTCGAACCTCCCTTCACCGAAGCCACTCTGGCCGACTCCATGCAAGGCATGAGCACCCCAATCTCGCAGTACGTGCGGCTGCGGTTGAGCGTGCGATGCATGAGAGAGGACCATACGGGCGACTGGGACAAGGCCGCACGCCTGTGGGCCGACATCGCGAGGGAGATCATCGGGCTCGGAAACGTCGCGCCGCTCATCGACGCGTCACTCGAATCCGGGCCGGTACGCATGACTGACGAGGACAAGAGGCTGGTGTGCGCGTACGGAGTGCTCCTGCTCGAGGTCACCGTCAACTGAAACACAACCAAAGACAACGTGCCGCCACACGCGAAGAACGGAAAGGTGCAGACGAATGTCTGACAACAACGAAAAAACCACCGTCGCCGCGCAGGGCGCGACCGACTACGGGTACGTGTCCAGCGGCAACACCGCAGGCAACGTGCGCCTGATCAAGAACTACGCGCTGTTCCTGTTCCCCAAGGGCGACAGCACGTTCACGGCCCCGACCGGCGTGGACTGGACGCCGCCGTCCAACAAGAAGCCGATCGGCTATTCCACCGAGGACGGCGCCGTACTGCATCCGGAACCGGGCGACAGCACCGACTACAAGGCCCACAACGGCGACATCGTCCTGTCCGACACGGACCCGGGCTACTGGACGCTCCAGCTCGCCGCGATGGAAGGCCGCAAGGATGTGGTGTCCGCCTACTTCGACGTGGACGTCGATTCGGACGGCGGCATCAGCATCAAGGGCGCCGGACTGAAGAAGGAATGGATCCTCGTATTGGTCGCGCTCGACCAGCAGGACCGCCCCTTCCTCCTGTACGGCACCAACGCGAAGGTGAGCGACCGTGACGACGTGAGCCTGAAATCCAGCGAGATCATGAACTTCAGCATGACGTTCAAGATGCTCAAGGGCACTAACGGCGAACAGTTCCACGCGTGGGGCCTCGTCACCGAAGACGCCAAGTAGCCCATTGATTCTTCCCGTGCGGCCGATGGCGGTCGACCGCACGGGACCTTACCCATAACCGCCGATAACCATGAAACGGAGACGAAATGAGCGACAACACCTACCATGTCGTGGACGTGGACCTGACCGACGCGGAGGAGCTCAAGCCCGACGTGCACCTCGAGGTCGCCGGAGCGAAACTCGACCTGCCGAACCTCAACAACGCGGAACTGCCCATCGAACTCGTGCAGGCCATCCTCCTGGTCAAGAGCAGGCCGACGCTCTCCGACGAGGAGACCAGCGCGTGCATGGCCGCGTTCCTCGCGTACTTCCAGGCGATGAAGCCGAACTTCTGGAACGTGCTGCGCAAGACGGAACGTCCGATCGCCTACCTCACCGCCACGGTGAAGGCGTGGGCCGACGAATCCGGACTGGACCCAAAAGCGTTTACCTCGCCCACCTCTGGAACAACCACCGCGCGGCACTAGCCTACGACTGGATCCGAGCGTACGGGCAGATATACAGGCCCGTACGCTTCCAGGAATGGGTTGAAGGCCAACGTCCACGAGTCGATTGGGGACTCGCCTGGGCGTTGACCCGCGAAATCCTCAAAGACCATACGAGCCACTCGTGGATGGCGTTGCAGAACGCCGTCTACGCGCCCGATGGAGCCGAACAGGCGGTCTGGATGTTGTCCGGACAACGCAAACGCCCATGGTTCGACCACGAGCACGACCCACTCCACCCGCCAACCCCGACGCACAACCTCACCCGCCGTCAACGCGAGGACAGGGAACGGCTCAAAGCCTACTTCCACATCAACGACGACCTCTGACTCCGACCGCCATCGGAATCCCGACACACAGTAAGGAGCACGATGGCAGCACAGGACATCGGCGTCGTATACGTCCACGTTGAACCATCCGGCAAGGGATTCGGCAAAAGCATCGAAGGCGACATCGGCGACGCCGTCAGCAAAGCCTCTAGGAAAGGCTCCAACACCCTCATCTCGAAGATCGGCGGCGCGTTCGGCAAGATCGGCAAGGTCGGCACCGGCGCGATCGCCACCATCGCAGGAGGCATCACCGCATTGGCCGCCAAGGGCGGCTTCACCCGAGCGCTCAACATCGAGAACGCGCAGGCCAAGCTCAAGGGCCTCGGCCACGACAGCGCGAGCGTCACCGAGATCATGAACGACGCGCTCGCATCCGTCAAGGGCACCGCGTTCGGATTGGGCGACGCCGCGACCGTCGCGGCCAGCCTGTCCGCCTCCGGCGTCAAGGAGGGCGGCGAGCTCACACAGGTCCTCAAGACCGTCGCCGACACGGCGCAGATCAGCGGCCGTAGCCTGACCGACATCGGCATGATCTTCGGATCGGTCGCCGCGCGAGGGAAACTCCAGGGCGACGACATGCTCCAGCTCATGTCGAGCGGCATCCCGGTCCTCCAGATGCTCGGCAAGCACCTGAACAAGACCAGCGCCGAAGTGTCCGACATGGTCTCGGACGGCAAGATCGACTTCCAGACCTTCGCCGACGCCATGCAGGAAGGCCTAGGCGGTGCCGCACAAAGCGCCGGAACGACGTTCGCCGGCGCTCTGGCAAACGTGAAGGCCGCGTTGAGCCGACTCGGCGAGACCGCAGCCACGCCCGTCCTCAACGGACTGCGCGGACTGTTCAACCAGGCCATTCCACTCATCGACGCGTTCACCGCGGCGGTGTCCCCGACTTTGGAGAAGGTCGGCGCGGGATTGCAGAAGGGATTGGAACAGGCCATCCCCACGGTCACCGCCTTTTTCGACAAGCTCGGCAAAAGCCAGACCGTCCAGCAGTTCGCCTCCTATCTCGCTTCCCTCAAGGACGATCTGAAGGAACTCGGCTCATCCCTGTCGGGAGCTGCCGGAGCCGTCTGGAACGTCATCTCCGGACCGCTCTCCGAACTCTACAATCAGGCGAAAGGACAATTGCCCGCAATCGCTGACGGATTCAAAACACTCCTGCATGCCGTGTCAGGTCTTCTTGACTACGTGTCGGCCCACGCGGACAGCATCATCCCGCTGGCCAAGGGAATCACCGCGTTCGTCCTCGCCAGCAAAGGCATCGGCGCGGTATCCGCCGGCTTCAAAGCATTGCCAGCCGCATTGGACGGCATCAGCAGAAGCGCCACTGGCATCACCACAGCGGCAAAAGGCATCTCTGGATTCGTCAACCTTGCCACCGACCTCGGCGGCATCGGCCCGGCATTGAAAGCCACCGCAGGCAACTTCGGCATCGTGCAGACAGCCGTCGGAACGTTCAGAACAGTCGCCACCGCGGCGCGAACCACATGGGGACTGTTCACAGGACTCCTCGCCGCGAACCCATTCGTCCTCGTCATTGCAGGCATCACCGCGGTCGTGGCCGCACTGACCTGGTTCTTCACCCAAACCGAAACGGGCAAACAGCTCTGGAACAGCTTCGCCACATGGTTCACGGGAATCTGGAACCAGATCAGCACAGCATGCCAACCCGCACTGCAAGCCATCGGAACATTCATCACCCAGACCATGAGCCAAATCCAGCAAATCTGGCAAACCGGATGGACACTCATCACCACCATCCTCCAAAACGTCTGGAACACAATCGGCCCCATCATCATGACCGCACTCACCGCGATCATCACCGGCATCCAAACATTCATCACCACCATCACACCACTCCTGCAAGCCGGAATACAGAACATCCAAACCATCTTCCAAACCGCCACCACCATCATCAGCACGGTCTGGAACGGACTCTGGAACACCATATCCACCGTCGTACAAGGCGCATGGACCATCATCACCACAATCATCAACACCGCACTCACCGTCATCCAAGGCATCATCCAACTGGCGCTCGCGGTCGTCAACGGGAACTGGAGCGCCGCGTGGTCGGCCATCCAGGGCATCGCGTCGGCAGTGTGGGGCGGCATCCAAGGCGTCGTTTCCGCAGGAGTCGGCATGGTCAGCGGAGTGGTATCCGCCGCATGCTCGACCATCCGAAGCGTGTGGGCCGCGTTGTGGAATGGCGTCAGAAGCATTGTGTCGAGCGTCTGGGGCGGCATCGTCGGCACCGTAAGCAACATGGTTGGCCGTGTCGGGAGCGTCGTGAGCGGGATCGGCGGAACCGTCCGGAGCGCGGTGTCCGGCGCGGGAAGCTGGCTGGTGGATGCTGGCCGCAACATCATCCAGGGATTGATCAACGGCATCACAGGAATGGTCGGCTCGTTGTATTCCAGCATCACCAACGCGTTGTCGGGCTTGGTGGACAAGGCCAAGAACGCTTTGGGAATCCATTCCCCGTCGCGTGTGTTCCGCGACGAGATCGGCGTGATGGTCGGACGTGGCATGGCATTGGGCATCGACGATTCCGCGCATGTGGTCAGCCGTTCCATGGATTCGCTCGTCTCCACGATGAGCCTCTCCGACGCGGACTGGTCGAAGACCGGCAGGCTGAACGTCACGGCCGGCACCGGCGCCAATGCCGGCGACGGCGATCTGCGGGAACTCATCGCGGCCGTCGAATCGCTGCACGACGACCTCGGATCGATCATCGCCAGGTGCACGCCGACGATAGGGGACCGCGACTTCGCAAGGAAGGTGAGAAGTGCAATCGCTTGAATACGCGTGCGCCGCCACAGGTGAGCGAATCGGCTTCGAAGGGCCTCTGTACGGCGAAACGCTCGCCGGACTGCGCGGCCGCGTCTGGGACTACAGCATCGGCGCACGCGGCCTGACCGGCATCACCCGCGGCGCGCGCGAGGAGACCGTCGCCGTGAAGATCCATGATTCGCCGTCCACGCTCGACCTGCTGCGCCGCCTCGCCGACGCCGACATGGCCGCCGGCACGCCAGGCACCCTCGTGGCCGACGGCGAATGGGAGACCAGGGCATGGATCGCGAAGAGCGAGCCGCAGTCCATCACGCCCACGATGGTCGAGACGCAGCTGACCATCGTGCTTGCAGACGGCGTGTGGCGGCGCGGGACCACCGAACACCACGACCCGCGAGCCGACAAGGCCGGCGGCGACCTCGACTACCCGCACGACTACCCGCACGACTACGCCGGCATGAGCATCCTCGACACCGTGACCAACGCGACCGGCATGCCGCAGCCGGTGAAGCTCACGATCTTCGGCCCGTGCGTCAACCCGTACATCATCATCGGCACGAACCGGTACGAGGTCGACGCGACCATACCGGCCGGAAGCCGCCTCGAAATCGACGCGGCCTCCGATAGCAGAACCGTCACGATGATCTCGGACACCGGCCTGCGCACCAACCTCTTCGGCAAAGCCGTGCGAGGCACCGGACGCGGATCCGGAACCTACATCTTTGAACCGCTGCCGCCCGGCATGAGCACGATCAGCTGGGCTGGCGGATTCAAATTCGACTTGACCGCCATCGAAGAGAGGAGCGAACCGCCATGGACCTGATCGTCACCGACACGAACGGCACGCCGTCCGGCTCGTACGCCTCATGGACGCTCGACCTGGCATACGGGTCGGGGGAGAACGACTTCGACCTCCAATGCCCGGCATGCCTGAAACCAGGCTGCCGATGGTGGGTCGACGGCACCGGCTGGGGCGGCATCGTCGACGACGTGAAGACCAGCGTCACCGGCGGCGAGGGAGAGCTCACCTACCGCGGTCGCGACTGGCACGGCCTGCTCGCCTCGAAGATCCTCGAACCCGACAAGGGCAAGGACTACCTGACCATGAGCGGCACGATCGGCACGCTCCTGCGCACCGTCATCTCCCGTATCGGACTGCAGGACATCCTCACCGTCACGGAAGGCACATCCAAAACCGCAAACTGGCAGTTCGACCGGTACTGCGACGCGTGGAGCGGCCTGTCCAAGATGCTGCGCGCATCAGGACTGCGGCTGCGCATCACCGCAGCGCAGAACGGCGTGACAGTCGACGCGCCGCCGATCACGGCCGCCGGCGACCTCATCGACTCCGACCTCATCGACTTCGATGCGACCCTCGCCTCGCATCCGATCAACCACCTGATCTGCCTCGGCAAGGGCGAACTCAAGGACAGGATCGTCGTCCACTGGTACGCCGACCAGAAAGGCACGCTCAGCCACACGCAGACCATCAAAGGCGCGGACGAGCGCACAAGCGTCTACGAGCTCAGCAACGCCGACGCCGCCGAACTCGAGACCAAAGGCAAGACAAAGCTCCAGGAGCTGCGAGATACGGGCAGCATCGACGTGGATGTGGAATCCGACGGCATCGACCTCGACGTGGGCGACACCGTGACCGGCCGCGACAACACCACCGGCATCAAGGTCACCGCCGAAATCACCAAAAAAATCATCAAAATCGAAGACGGCATCCCGACCGTAACCTACGAGGCGACCACCGCATCCACGGAATCGACCGGCGAGACCGGCGGCGGTGGATCAAGCTCCGGAGACGGCCACGCCTACTACGCCGGCAGTGGCCTCACCCTCTCCAACTGGACGTTCAGCGCCGATGTGACCGCCGCCGACCTCGAAACGGTCCGCAAAACCGCCACCGAAGCCAACAAGGCCGCAAGCGACGCCGCGGCCGAAATCGCCGGCGCACGAGACCTCGCCAAACAGGCGGACGGCAAAGCCGACAAGGCGCAAACCACCGCGGATGCGGCGAACACGCTCGCAAGCCAGGCGAACGACACGGCACAGGAGCGGGTGAAGACCATCGCCGCCGGCACAGGCGTCACCGCCACCCGCGCCGGAAGCACGGTGACCCTGACCGCGCCGAACACGCTGCCCGCGCCCACCAGCCTCACCAGCACCGACCTCAACACGCTCAAAACCGGCTGGGGTGCCTACTGGGCGGGCGGCGGCAACACCTGCTCGCACAAGCCAAGCGGCGTCGGACACTTCGGTCTGATCGTGCAACGCACCGCACTCGGCTGGACCACGCAGATCCTCACCGATCCGCAGACCGGCACGATCTGGCGGCGCACCTGGAACTCCAACAGCTGGGACGAATGGAAGGCGCTGGCCGAGGAACGGGACGCGACCACGACGATCCACGGCCTCATGAGCAGCGGAGACAAGCAAAAGCTCGACGGCATCCAGTCCGGCGCGAACAAGTACACGCTGCCAGTGGCATCCACCGCCACCCTCGGCGGCGTCAAACCCGATGGCAAGACCATCACCATCGGCCAGGACGGCACCATCACCGCACAATCCAGCGCGACAGCGGCATCCTTCCTCGCCGCACACCCAATCGGCTCGCTCTACTGGTGCGTCGCCGGAGACCCCAACGACCAGGGCGGCACATGGAAGGAAATCCACACCATCATCGGCGGACACGTCTGGCAAAGACTCGCCTGAAAGGAACATCATGGCAAAAACCACGAACATCACCAAATACACATGCGACCGCTGCCACGACAGCGCATACCTCACCGACGGAGATCCGCGCACGTCGAGCGACTGGCACCAGATCAAACACACCACCGCGGACGGAGTGACGCAGGAGGCGCTGGCATGCACCTCATGCCAGCAGGAATTCAAGAAACTCGCCGCCACGCAGGACGCGGCCTACACGGCATGGCTTACCGAGGGAAAGGACTGACATGACCACCACGCTCATCACAGGCAAGGGCGGCGCACCGCACATCACCAGCGGAGACATGGGCGCCATGCAGGCCGGAATCATCGGCAACGGAAGCTACCTGCTGCAGGGCAGCGACGGCACTTTCCCTACGGTGACCATGCAGGATGCGAATCACGCGCTGATCCCAGTCCTCAACCTCGTGGTCGAAGGACGATACGCGCGCGTCACCGAGGCCGAGACCGCGACCATCGAAAGCGGCATGAGCGGCCAGAACCGCAACGACCTCGTCTGCCTCAAATACACACGGAACGGTCAGAACATCGAGACCGCTGCCATCGCCGTACTCAAAGGCACGCCAAACACCGGAACGGCCGCCGACCCGACCGTCCCGTCGGGCAGCATCCACTCGGCCTCCGGCACGGCGTGGATCCCGATCGCCCGCATCCCGATAAGCGGGATCACGCCCGGCACGCCGGTCATGCTCATCAAACAGCTGCCTCCCATGTCGAAGCTGTGGGATTCCGTAACCCAGACATGCCAACTGACATGGCAGGACACCGCATCGTTTGTTCCGGCTTCTTATGGCGCTTCGAATACCATCACGGTCAAAGACGGTCTGATTTTCGTGGACCTGTCTTCGTTCCGAAGCACCGTGAAAGTCGGCGATTACTCTGTCTGGCTGTTCGAAGCGGGCGTGAAGCCCTCCAAAACGATCGGTCTTGGGTGCGTAGCGAACGTGGCTGGCATCGCGTATGGCAAACAGGCGCGGTGGAACACTAACGGGTCGGTGACGCTTATCGGAGGCGTGAACTCATCCGATATCGTCCAATGCTTCCCGAAGATCATTCCGGTGCCCGATGGCGTGGAATTCGTCTAGACCGTCATCCAACAGCCGTGCGCCGTGGAGTAGGCGGATTTCGGGTCGCCTAGCATCTGCACCTTCCCGTCACGCATGACAAGCAGGCTGAAACCGCAGGACTGAAACGCGATGATGCTCTGGTCGGCGAGCGGACGGAACGCTTCTGGGATGGTCTCAACCGCCATCGCGTAGTTCTGCTGTCCACTGCCGGTGAACTTGACGTTGCCGTTGACCGTGACGACGCGTCCGACCCGACACAGAGTGAGTCTGCTGTTCGTATACGGCGGCTTCCATGGCTGGGTTACGGAAAGCTATTTCACCGGCCAGCAGCCGCAGACGCGGAAATAGTATCCGCTGTTCATGCTGCCGCTGATCGTGACCTTACCGTCAGAGTCGAAGGACAAGGCTCCATGCTGCCCGTTCACACCTTCCAGCAGTATCGCGCCTTGTCCTTCCGGCAGGAAACCGGCATCCATCGTCTCATTCACGGTCTGGCCGTTGGTATTGATGCTGGACGTGAAGGACGTGTTGCCAAAAGCGAAAGCCATCATGCCGACTTTGGCGAGACGTACCGTCATGCCGTAAGGCCCATGCCAGATCTGCCGTTCAAGGGTTACGGAATCCCTTACCGCATGATTGCCTTCTCCCACAGCTTCTGCGCGTCCTTGAGCACTGTCACGTCCGGCCGTAAGTAATAGCGGGCCGTGGTCTCGATGCTCGAATGTCCCAGAGCGCGGCTCACGACGGCCACATCCACTCCGGCAGTCAAAGCGCTCGTCGCCCACGAGTGACGCAGGTTCTCCCTGGGCACGAAAGGGAGACGCTGTTCATGGCACCATCGCCTGTAGCTGCGGTCCACCTGCCCGGGATTCAGGTCGCCGACAAGCCTGCCAGACCCGCCGTGGCGGATCAGCCGCAGACGAAGCACCGCGAACCGGGGGAGCACGAGCTCCCTAGCGGACAGATCGGTCTTTGGCTCGACAACGACCTCGTGGCCGGATACCCATTGCACACCGCGCCGGATCCGCACCTGTCCGCCGCGCAGGTCGATGTCCGACCATTCGAGGCCAAGCGCCTCCTCAGGCCTGAGCCCCAGCGTAACGCTGCAGATGAGCCATGCCTCGAGCTCATGCCCCCAGAACCCACGCAGGAGCGTCGCGATCTGCCGCGAATCGAGCACGCGCGGCTGATGATCCGTCCTCTTCGGTCCCCTGACGCGCGTGGTCACGTCCACACTGCTCATGCCCCACCTGAATGCCTTGCGGAGCATGGTGCGAAGAACGCCCCACGCCTTGCGCGCCGCGCCGCGCGGCATGCCGGCCATCCACGTCTCGATCATGCCGGCAGTGATCGAATCGATCTCAAGCCCGCCGAAAGCGTCCACGATATGGCATCGCCACGCGCTCTCATATCCGACCATGGTGCATTCCCTCAAATTCGCGCACGACGGCAGCCACACCTCGTCATGGAAAACGGACAACAGCATCTTTTACCTCCAAATCCCACACGCCGTCGCGGCCAATCCACGACGATCGCCGTGTGGGATTCCAAGCCTAGAAAAGAGGCCCGCATGCAACTGCTCGATCAGATCGTCGCATGGCTCGTGCCCGCCATGTGCGGCGGTGCGGTCACGCTCGCCGCGGTGGCGTGGAGATACGGGCGTGCGGTGATCCACGGGCTGCGCGTTCTGCTTCGCGCCGAGATCATCCGGATCCATCGCGAATACGTGCAGTCCGGCCGACCGATACCCGTCGAGGTGATGGACGAGGCCGACGACGCGTACGACGCGTACAGCGCGCTCGGCGGCAACGGGACGGGAACGAAGATGCACGACGAGATCATGGCCGCGCATAACGGCCCCACAAGGAAGGAGCACTCATGACATTGGTGCATTTCCACTTGACGGATGCGGAGGGCTCCGGCCTTTCCGGCGGCGTGAGCCTGGTACCCACGCGCCGTGTGACGGTGCGTGATGCGATCAGGCTGCCGGTCGCGCAGACTGTCAAGCTTACGGCGGGCGAGGCCACCGTGGAGGTGATGCCGAGCACCACGCAATGGGTGTGGCGTGCGAGCGAGCTTGTGGCTGCCGGCGCCACCCGCTACGTGGAGGTGCCCGATTCCGCCCAGACGGTCGAGTACGCCGGGCTGGTGGACGTGGATCCCGCCACGCTCGACCAGAGCTCGGAGACCGTGGCCGTCAGCCCCGGCTCACGCTACCGCCTCGACTTCTGGCATGCCGTCGGAGATGGAAGCGCATGGCGCAGAGTCACGGCGACGGTCACGGCCGGAGACGCGGTGGTGGCATCAACCAAAACGCCAATCAGGGCTGATACGCAATGGTATGAAGTCACTCTCGACTTCACCGCGCCCAAGGATTGCACGGCCGTTACCGTCACGATCACGGAAAACACATGGCTGAGGGTCGATGACGTGAGCCTTGTAGAAATCATCTAAGGAGGAATCATGGCGGAACAGCTTCGGGGGGGGGGTATGCCTCCACGGGCTTGAAGTCGCGGGAGCCTACCATGCCGGGAAAAAGATAGGACTCGGCAAGGCGGGGAGCCTGCTGTTGCCCGCGCTCGGCAGGAACCTCATCACCAACGGAGACTTCGAGACAGGCGGCATGACCGGCTGGAAGACCAAGGGCAACAACGTCATACAGACCCGCGAAAACAGCAAAAACATCGTAGAGCCGCACGGCGGAGACTATTGGATCATGTTCGGCGGCCGCGGCAGCATGCTCCAATCGTCCTTTTTCACGGTGCAGGCCGGTATGACGCTCGAGATTAGCCTATGGAAGGCCGATGCCGCGGAAATGCGCAAAAACGTGGTGTCCATGGCGCTCCCGGACGGCACCGTCGAGGACATCATCAAGCTTCCGGCCATCGACCACGAGGACCTTTACAAGTGGCAGCGTTTCTGGACTACGTGGACGGTGCCCGAAGGCATCACGAGCGCCGCCCTGCGAATCAACACCGTAGACGGCTTCGGCCGCTTCGACGACATCAGCGTGCGGCAGATCATCTAAGGAGACAATAATGACCGATTATCCGCTTCGGGGGGGGGGTATGCGTCAATGGCCTGCCGGTCGCCGGAATCTATCATGCCGGCCAGCGCATCGGGCTGACACACGACGGCGCACTGCTCGTGCCGTCCGGCAAGAATCTGCTGAACTACGGCGTCGCGCAGGTCGGGCACATGATCGCGTCCGTCATCGACGATGGCGGCCTGCGCGTCGCCGCCACCGCGCCGATGAACAGCTGGATCGGCTTTCGCTGGAAGGCCGACGTCGCACCTGAGCTTCATGAGGGAGACAAGCTCACGCTGAGCCTTGAGGACGGCGATACCCTTAACGGCATCTGCTTCCAGGTCTTCTTCTATGATGCGGCCGGCAAAATGCTGCAGCGAGCCACCTTCACCAAGGACAACATAACGTCTCTGAAAAGTCTCACTGTGCCGGCCGGCGCCATGACATACGACACTTGCGTCTTCACCTACGGGAAACTGTCCGAATCCACAACGAGCATCCTGCACCCCCAGTTGGAGCTGGGCGATAAGCGCACCTGCTGGGAGCCGCCAGAAAAACTGCGGGGGGGGGGGGAGCGGCTGACCTCAACCTGTGCGGCGCATGGGGCAACTGGGGCACGAAATTCCCCACATGGGAAGTGTCCGGCCATACGGGCCATGTGTCACAGCC